TGACCGCCGAGCGTAACGTCCGCGAGCACCGCCGCCTCGACCGCTGCGCTTCCGGTGTCGAAAAGGTCATCGATCAGGTAGGTGCCGCTTTCGGCGATAAAGTAATCCACGACCAGCTGCAGCTGGCGGTATTGCGTGCGGTTGCTCGGCCCGAGCGTGCGCACCTCGATCTGCTCGCTGACCGCGTAAACGGCTGCGGCCGGAAAGCTGATGCTCGCAATCGTGTTGTTGCGCCCGCGCAGGATGTTCGCGGTCGGAACGACGAGAGCGCCGGTCAAGGCGTTGGCGGTGGCGTTGCGGATGTTTGTGCGGGTGCTCATGCTTCTTTTGGTATGACCATGCCGCCCTTTACTTTTGCGAATCCAAGATTCACGGCGCGGTTGGCGTTGAGTGCTCGGATCTTCGAGAGCGTGACCTTGTATCGAATTTTTAAAGCCGAATCCACTACGCGTTGCAGGTCTGGAATCTTGTTGCCGGTGGTCCGTGCGCTCACGAAAGGATTCTGCCCGAACTGCACTTGCGCGGTTCCGGCCTTTGCCATGTGCCGACGAATCCAAGCTGGCACGCGAACGCCGCACGCCATTGCAGCCGCAGCAAATCCAGCCTTCGCGAGACCGACCTTTTTTTGAGTGTATTTCAGATACGCGTCTGCCGCCTGATTAGAAATCCACATTTGATCCTGCACCTGCCAACGGCCGATTGCGCTGCGCGTGACTTGCTTCGGCCTTCCGCGCTCGTTTCTGTTCGCGTAGTGAAAGGCGCGCATCTGCGCGATGGATGCGCCCGGTTGCCAGAACTTGCGATAAATGCGGATTTTCTTCGAGCCCTCCCAGCCAAGGTTCACGCCCATCGTTTCATTCTGCCCGTCGCGTGGTGGAACTTCCGTTGAGTTTCCGATCTTCTGAAAAAGACCGATGCTTTTTTCTTTGGCCAGTTGTCGGCCTCCGAAGAGGTCGCCCAAAATTGCGTTCTCGCCTTGCTTCCGCGCGTTGGTGCTGAGTCCGCCTGCCTTTGTTTTTGTGATCGTTCCGCCGGTCACGATTGGGATCTGAGTCTGTGCACCTTTTGCCAATTTGTCGCCAGTTGGCGGCGTGATGAGCATGATGGTCCGAGCGACGTATGCGCCCTCCTGCTTAATGACCAGACCGAGATCGACCTTCGCAGCGTCGGCGAGTCTCGCGAGCGCATACTCCAGCTTACTCGTATCTGAAAAGATCGAAATCATATTACCTTTGCGACTCCCAGCTCACATCCCGCGCCCTCGGCGTCCAGCGTCACGCGCTCAACGTAGTAGGTGATTCCAGCCCGGGAAAGCGTCTGCGTCACCTTCGGCGCTGCGCTGACGCTCGTCGTCAAAAGGAAGATCGTAAACTTGCTGTCGTCCCGTCGTTGGTCCTCGAAGTCGGCAAACGCATTGCTCGCCGCTGACCAGACGCCGGTCACCGCCGCGCCCTGATACGTAAACGAAATGCCGGCCTGCTCCAAGATCGCGGAGAAGTCGGAGTTGATCTGCGTCGGTTCGAAGTCTCGGACGGCGGCCATACAATTGCTCGAATCGTCAAACCGCGGGAAAGTGCTGCGCGTGCAGCGCCGGCCGGTTAGCTTTGAGCCACGGCTCGGCGTCTGCCATGCACTTGGCCGCGTCGTTGCCGCAGGTCTGAGAGCCGACGTGGTGGACGTATGCCCTTGAAACGAAGTGCCTGCGCTTCATGTCGGCGCATTGCACGTCGTCGCTGAACCAGTTGATCGGGGGGAAATCGACCCACGCGTCTCGGTGAATCCAAGCGCAAATCGGCGCGATGACCGGCGTCTCGATGATGCTGCGCTCTGACTGGAATCGCAGGAAGTCCAAGCGCCCGGATCCGCAGCGGATGTTCTGTGCCCCGCGTGCGTAGTCGGACCGCGCTGCGACGTAGCCGACGTTATCGCAATGTTCTTTGATCAGTTGCACGTCCGCGAGAAGATCGCGCCACGTCGTCGGCGTGAAGACGATGTCATCGTTGCAGACGACGATCTGGTCGTGCTCCTTGAAAGCGATTGCCGCCGCGTGGTTGTAAGCCTCGCCGAACGTCGCGCCGACGCCGTGGAAATAGTAGGTGCGGACCTCCCGAGGCACGTAGGCCTTCACCGACGCCTTGAGCACGTCGAGGCAGCGTGCGTTGGTCGTGCAGACGACGATGGCCGGCTCGGGAATCATGCCTTTTTTGCTCCCAGAATTTGCTCGATGTTTTCGGCGTCAATCAGCGTGCAGCCGCTCGCCAAGATGCGATCGTCCCAGCCGTGCGGCGCCACCATGCCGTCCTCAGCGTTGACCTGAATCACGCCCAGCTCGGCTGCGCTCGGCTCGCCTACGTCGTGCAGAAATTGCTTCGCCATCCCCATCGTCTCGGCGTCGTCGGCACGCACGAGAAAGCGGTGTTCGATGCGCTCCGGCTGCGCCGCTGTCGAAAGCCACGCGTCGCGGAAGGCGACTGATTTGGTCGAGTTCCCCAGCGTCTTTTGCGTCAGCCTGATCTTCGGTGCGGTGTGCTTGTGAAACACGAGCTGCAACGCCGCAGCGTCGTCCAGTTGGCCGGCGAGACGGTAGGCCCGCGCCGCGAGATCGTGCCCGGCCCAGCCATACCACTTGACCTCGTGAGTCCACGGTCGGTCCTTTGCGGTAGGCTCGGGAAGCGCGAGCATCCGCGATGCCCAAAAGCTCGCCCGCTTGCCGTCGTTGCGCTCGAAGCTAAGCAGAATGACCGACGCGATGGCCTCGCGGCACCAAGGGAAAACACCGTGCGCCGACATTGCGAACTGCATTGCCTCGCGCCGAGAAGCGACGAGCCGCGCAAGGTTTAGCCCGACCTCGTAGCGGAAAGAATCGTCAAGGTTCGGGAAGCTCAGCGCGATGCGGCCGAACTGCTCAGCGGCCGTCTTGTTTCCGGCGCAATAATGCTCTTGGTGGACATAAAAATACTGGGTCGCCGACTCCGCTACGCTGCGCCCGAGGATCGCCAAGTTTCGTTTGCGATTGTCCTGCTTGATCGCAATCGGCTGATGATGCCAGACCGGCGTCGCCCAATCGAAATGCCGGTCGTTCGGCAGCAGGAGCAGGTTCTCGTGAACGTCGTGATGCCACACGCGCCCGCTCGCAAATGCGTTGCGCCGCACGATGCGCTCGCGGTGAAGCTTCTTCCCGGTGCCGCGCACGTCGTAAGGACATCGGACCATAAGCACGTCCTCCGATAGCTCCGCGAGCCGGTCTCGAAGCTTCTCGGCGTCCGCAATCACGTCATCGCAGTCGGCCCAAATCAGCCAATCGCCGCACGCCTGCGCAAACGCCTGATTGCGCGCTCGGGCGAACGAATCGACGTGCTTCCATGCCTGCGCCGTGGCGCCGTTCTTATATTCGCTGAACACGAATCCGACCGAATGATGCAAGCACCAGTCGCGCACGATCTGCTCGGTCGCGTCCGGTTCCTGAGAGCCGATGGCGCGAACGAGCGACACCTCGTCAATCACGCCGTCGAAGCTCTCGAGCATCGCGCCGATTTGTGCCGCCTCGTTTCCAGCAATTACGCAGAGGGAAAGTATCATGTTGGTCGTTGTGTGTGCGTCAGGTCTTGCTGATCGCTCGGAGCGGTCAAAACAAAAAGCCCCACGCCGTGAAGCGTGAGGCTGTTTTTCCGAACCTAGTTAAGATTAGGAATACTGCGTGGTGATCAGCTGACCGGCGTTCGCATTGACCACCTTCTCGGCGGTGTATTGCGAGGCGCGGACGATGTTCGACTTGATCGCCTCTTCGCGATAGGTCGATACGCCGATTGCCGGTCCATACTCGGACCAGTTCAGCGTGAAGCCTGCGCCGCCGCCGAAGTAGCCGGCTCCGGCCTGCGTAACCGAGCCGACCCAGATGAAGGTGTTGGCCCACGCATTTGCAGCGGAGAAGGCAACGCCCTCGGGTGCTTGGTCGTAGGAAGCGCGACCGATCAGAACCTCGGCGACGCCGAAGACTTCGGCGGCCGCTTGGGTGCTGGCGTTCAGGATCGTGTCAGTCGAAAGACCGGTGCCGCGAAGGCGGTTCTGGAATTTCGTGCTGGCGCGGATGCGGGTCCAGACTGGATATGGAATCACGACCTTGGTGTTCGTGGTCGATTCGCCCTTGGAAAGCAAACGGTCGAGAGCTTCTTGAACGTCAGCGCCGACATCGAAGGTCGCCAGATTGGCGGTCGTGTAGGCGGTGCCCGAGTTGGTCGCCGTGAACGTGCCGCTGTCGAAGATTTTGGCAGCGACGCGAAGCTCGTGCGCGAGCAGAAGTTTGCGCTTGGCGAGTTTAGCGGCGATGACTTCGGCGTCGAAGAAACGCGCAACGTCAAGGGTCACTGTATCGTCAACGGCTTCCTCGTAACCGTATTCGAGAGCCGTGTAGGTGTCTTGAACGAAGGCGCGGGTGCCACGAGCATAAGCGCTGTAAGGCGAGCGGTTCTTCATGTCGCTCTTGAGGAGCTGACCTTCCTTCAGAACGAAGGATGGATATTGGCCGGCGCGAACTGGCACGTCGAGGATTGGCATGACTGCGGTGCCGATCAGTCCGGCCTCGAAGTCTTTTGCCTGCTCAACTACGCCAGCAATGTCGCCACGGAAAATGGCTGCGGAATTTGAATACATGGTAATTTATTTTTGAAGGTTAGAGATTCTTCGGCAGCATCTCGATGATGGCCGAAGCGTCAGAGGCGGTGGAAAGCGACTTGCCCACGGTGATCGTGCCGGTGATGGCGACGGTGCCGTTGGCAGTCGTAAACAAGGTGTCACCGACGGTGACCGGCCCTGCGAGCAGGGTGGCTTTGACGGTGTTGCCGCCGAGGAACTGCACGGTCACGAGGTCGCCGCTTGCAGCGTCGATCGTTGCCACGCCGTCAGGCAGGGAAGCGGTGGCGGAAAGACCGACGCCGCGGTTGCTGGAAATCGACACGAGGCGGAAGGCGGTGATAGCCGCGTTCGCGACGAACGTGCCGCTGTTTTGGTAGGAAGTTGCCATGGTAGTTTTAGATTAGAGTTTGACGAGTTCGCCGCCTTGAACGCGTGCGCGATACGCAGCGTAGAGGTCGGCATGGTTTTTGATCGCGAAGGTGATGGCCTCGGATTTGTTGCCCTTGAGCTCGGTGGCTTTTGCGGCGACGACGTCCTCGAACTTCTCGACCTTTGCGACTGGTTTGACTGCTTCGGCCGAGGCAATCGGAGCGGCTGGCGCACCGAAGGACTTGGCAAATTCTTTGACGGCAGCGAGCGCAGCGGTGTTCGCGGCGAGCTGCACGACTTCATTCTGCGCGCTCATGGCGGCAGGCTTCTCTTCTTTCGGAGCGAGAGCTGCTTCGAGCTTCGCGACTTTTTCGTTCATGCCCATCATGGCAGACTGAATCATGCCTTCGATGGCCTTTTTCATTTCGTCGTTCATAGGAATTTCGATTTTGATTTCTGCGTTCGGATACTCGCCGTCGTCGCTCTCAAATTG